GGCGAGTTTGTAACCTCTCACTTTTTCTTACAAAATTTCCCTATCGGTAACTTTTTTATACTTTTGCACACTTTTTATGCAAATCTTCCCGAACGGTAAACTTTTTCTTACAAAGTAAAATAACTTTACAATCAGTACGTTATAACTTTACAATTGATAGTTTTAACTTTACAATACAGGCTATAGTCGATATTTGAACAATACAGGCTATAGCCGATAAAAAGTAATGTCACATGTTTGCATGACTTTTCTTTTTATAATCATAAGGTTACAGCATTTTTTCTTGGAGGTGCTGTCCGAAATGTGTATAACTTTTAAAGACAATAATTGTGTAATATACTACACAAAAAAAGACCTCCACGAATGGAGGCCATAAAGTACAACTACCGAGAAACTATTCTGGATTGCCAAAAGGTTGCAACTCTCTAAACATAGGTAAGGTCTGAATCTCTAAGAACTTATCATTCAAAGGCTGTAACAGTTTAACTAAGTCGTTCCATAGAACCATAAACTGTACAGCATCCATCTCTTCAAAAGACTTAGCCTCTTCCATACAACGTTGCATAACCATCGGTTGAACCTGATCAGCCATGTTTAGCACTTCGTTAAGTCGCTTCATGCCAAGCATAAAATCCTGTTTATCTATCATTTTTTATCCTTATTTGTTAACACCAACTTGCTACTTCTCTACATAATTTAATAAAGTCTTTTTCAGAAAGTTCCATTTTAGCTTTATTAACATCCTTATGAACCCATTCAACATTACCTTTAATGTATCCTTTTGAAGAATCAATACGGTCAAGACTAGCAGTTTCCATTAATACAAGAGGACGATTTGTATAAGCACATTTACGATTTTGTTCTAACCATATAGTGTTTAAATACTCACAATCAACATCTATTTCAAGAAGCCTGCTTTTACGTTTCGTGCTTTCTCGAACTCTGTGTAATACTTCTCCAGAAACTTCACCAAAACCTTTCCAATTAGGGTTCTTTTCTTTTCCATATTTTCGTTCTTTGTTGCTACAATTAATACATTGTGTAGTTCTACCATAAAGAAGACCAGTAGTGTTCACAACTTTTTTAGTACCGCAATCGCATATACATTCCCAGTTATAGCGTCCTCCTTTTGTTGTAGGGATATACTCAGCATATCCTGTAACAGTCCAAGACCCTATTTTCTTTCCTGTATAATCTTGTTTTTTATAAATAGGTTTAACAACTTTCATAAGCTCCTCCAAATAGATAGTAAACATTATACACTAAATGGAGGAGAAAGTCAAGCTTTATTTCACGGGGCAAACTCCTCCTGCGCACTCGAGGTCGCCCTCAAACTGTGCATCATTAATAGAAGTAATAATTTGAGTAGAAGCTACTAACTCATCATATTGTTCTTTAGTGATTTGTTCGAGAGGGGCTTGGGCAAAACCGTGCTCCGAATGAAGCAAGAACGAAAGTGATTTATGATTGTTCTTGTAGTTCTTTGCCAAGTACTTCTTAATCTCTGGTAACTCTTCTTTCTTGTAGTACACAGTACAGCTAACGCTATTGTCTGACCAGTTCTCTTGCAACCATTTAACAACTTCTAGTTGGTCGATAGCAGTCATCTCAGCAGCAATCTTAGTACCTTCAGGATAAGCGAATGGGAAAGATACTACCATTGTGCTATGGTCATCAGTACCATCAAAGTTACGCTGGAACTCTACAGGGTATCCATGCTCACGACAGACTTGCACTAAGCTATGATCTGCAGCGATACGAATACGACGAATCATGTAGTGACTGTAAGCAGGATGGCAACCTGAAGTTACACCTGGCAACAAAGACAATGTACCTGAAGGCTTAACTGTAGTGAGCTTGATAGACTCAGGGAAGCCATGCTTAGCAGAATACTCTTTATCAAACTTACGTAATTCTTCGTAGGCTTCTTTTAACCAAGAGCGTTGTTCATCACTAGCTTGGAGAACTCCAGTAACGCCAATACCCATACGCATATTTTTATGGACAATATCGGCTGTTTCCTGTAGATGGCAAGGAAGAGAAAGACTATGCTTGTTAATGCGATAAAGGAGTGTACAGACATCAATGAACTCTTTTTTAGAGGTAATGTTAGATAAATAAACTTCGGCTAAACAACAGGTTTCAAAAGCAGCCAAAGACTGCTCAGCACAAGGATTATAACCCTGCACATCTGGATCAGGATAATTAGTATCACCCAGCCTGCCGATCTTTCGAGAAAGACGCAAGTTGATAAGACCATACGGCTCACCTTTGCCTTCATAGCCGTCCCAGAAGTATTCATGCAAATCTTTAATATCGTTACAAACAACAGAGTTGTTAGACATAGCTCGCCAAGAAGGAATATTTCCCATATCCCAGCGTTTTGCAAGAAGATACTCAACATCGTCTGCGTCTCCAATAGCAATCTGTGCTGATCGTCGTACGTTACCTGCTACAACGATTGCACCAATAATATTCATAATGTCCAAGCAGTCAATAGGACGTAGCTTCTTGCCTGCACGTTTCTCAAGGATAGTACTTACTTTAGCAATACCATCACAGAGGTCTTCAGGGCCTGATGCAGTGCCTCCAAAGCCTTTGATGGCAGCACCACGACCACGTACTAATACTGTGGAGTAAGTAAAGGTAGGCTTCTTGTCGCTTAAGAACGCTGCTTTGAGCGTTTTGCCAAGGAGACTGACCCAGCCTTCCCTCGAATCAGGAACAATAAAGTCTGCATCAGCAGTATCCAAACGAGTAGGGGCGGTAAAATTAATATTGACTTCAGGAAGTTTCTCAACGTTTTTCCTTTGAATGTTATAACCAACGCCTGAACCTAACATCAATAAGTCCATAGCCCAAGTGAAAGGACGTACAGGATCATCAATAACAGTGAACGCACAGTTCTGTAATGAAGCAAGACCTAACTTGCCTACAGTGTCTGTACCTAACTGCCACAAGAAGCGACCTGCTACAGTGCCTTTTAATTCCATTAAATACTTGCGAAGACGCTCTTGCTCTTTCTCCGTAAAGCCACAACCTAATTGCTCGTTTGCTGCTTTGATTACACGCTCAACAGTTTGAGGAAACTCTTCTGTCTTGCTGGTGATGTCTGCCTCGTCTAAGCGACGTGCATAGGTTCTTTTATAGGTAATATATCCTACGGTGCTAAAAGGGGTGTTGTACATTTATATCCTTAGTGTCTTGTGTTTTTCTTATATTTTTCCATCATCATTGCATCTGCCATTTTATAGCAAAACTCTGCCATAAAAGTACAGTATTCTTCATCATCACTGGCAGGGACTCCTGCTGCTGATATTGCACCTGAAAGTACTGACGTAGCGAAGAAGTCTCGCAATCCAGGTATCTCGTCCTTTATGGGAGGCCCCATATCGTGCAGTGGTTTTTTATCACTCATTATCATCTCCTAGTAGTTGTTCAAAAAAATCAAATTTATCTTCTATTATATCAGCAAATCTTTCTGCTAAGTCTTCTGTAGTAATGCCTAAAGCATCCACTGCATCGAACTCATCGAGCTGCTTGAAACGATAGATGATATCAGTTAGTGTCAAACTCATCAATCATCCTTTGGATGTACCATACAGCTTTCTTTAAATCTTCAGTACCATTCTTGTATCTCCAACGCCACAAGTATTTAATTGCATTACCTGTACACATTGCTTCCATGCCTCTGAGTTGCTTAACAGCTTCAGCAATGGCATCAATACATTCAATATCTCCTTTAGTATAATGAGCAGGAGAGTTCACCATATCTACTTTATGACCAGGAGGATAATAAGTGAATTGAGCACCTTCTCCATAAACAGTTGTGTTTTGTGCCATACAGTCAGGACAGAAAGCATGGAAAGTTGTGTTATGAATACTACACTGCATGCTTCACCTCTACCGATGCTTTGATCGACTTTGTACCCTGAGACCAGCTTCCGCAATCTCTGCACTGATACCGTTGATAAGTTCCAGTAGACGAGACAGCAGTGCCACGCTTTTGTAATCTATGCCCAGCACAG